AGGAGGATCTACTACTGTTAATTACTCTGGGCCTATATTGAACTTCAACTCTGAAGAGTTTGTTCCTAAGTCTGCTGTAGGTCAAATTATTGCAACTGCTACATCTCAAGGTGCTAAAGCTGGAGAAAATAGAACTTTAACTACACTAAGAAATAGTAGAAGTACTAGATCGAGGTTGGGAATGTAATGACTGTTGTTGCCTTAACTGCTTTTGTTACCGTTACAGATAAGAACGGAAATGAACAACATACTTTTCAAAACGGAAAATACGATGCAGATGTAGGAGGTTATACATATCTATCTTTTATCTATCAAGGAGCTGCAATGAATAGAACAGGAGATAATTTAGAAGCTTCTTTAATTCTTGCTAACAGCCCATTAAGCATGGGGCATGTGCATCAATTTGTTGAAGAAAAGTATTACATTGATGTTGAGACATGGCTGATGGATGACGACTTTAATAAGCAGCCAGGAAAAATGTTAACAAAAGAATATTGGTTAGCTGCTGGTATGAGATACGATCCAGAGTCAATTGAATTGCTGTTAAGTTCTGCTATTGATGCTGTTGGTGCAAATGTCCCTCAAAAATCTTTATCAACAGAACAATGTAAGCAACTACCTTTAACAGGAACAATTCAAAATCGTTGAAGCCACATGAATTAATAGGACTTAAATATCGTTTAGGTTCTGATCCTGTAAAACATGGAACTGGTGATTGCCTGTCTTTGGTTCGTACAGTATTAGGTCATTATGGTTTTACTGTTCCAAAAGGAAAGCGTGATTGGTATCGAAGATTAAAAAGAAAAGACTATAGTATCTTTTTTGAAGAATTAAATCGGTGGGGAGTTGAATCACCCCCTAAACTAGGAACAATTGGTCTATGTAAATCAGATGATGGTTATGGCATGGCTGCTTATTACGAGGAAGGATGGCTGAGTTACCGAAAAACATTCGGAGGCCAGGTGGTGATTTGGTGTCCGCTAGACAACCTTTTGGTAGAAGAGTGTTACTTCCAACGGAAGCAGATCTGTGTAACCTCCTTGGAATAACAGAAGAAGAGTATTGGCAATTTGTTGAACAGGTAGCAGCTAAGTCAAAAGAAAGACCAAAAGGCTATGAGCATATTCCAGAGATTGTAAATATGCCTCAAGCAATATTTGTAGGTGGAGTTGCCTCTGGTGGTTTAACTGTTTTTGGACAGATATTGGTTGGTGTTGCCTTAAGTGTTATTGCATACTTGTTAACACCTAAACCAGATACAAGTAGAGGATCAAATAGAAGAACTGCTGATATTGCTGGTACGAGAAGATTTGCTCCTCAGTTTGGTTTTAATAGTGTTCAAGATTTAGCAAATTTAGGAGATATTATTCCTCTTGTTTTTGCTAATTATGAAACATACGAAGAAACAACTGAAGATGGTGTAAAAACAAAACCTTATGGAGGCGTTAGGGTTAATGCTCAACTTTTATGGTCACAAATAATTAGTTTGGGTCGTTATCAGCAGTTAAAAATATTAGGAATGTTTTCTTTAGGTGAATTATATGAAGTTCCAGCTTTTGAAGGTTATGCTATCGGTGATTTATTACTACATAATTATAATGAACAAAAAGTAAACAATACAGTAGATGACAATATTCCTTTTATTAGAAAAGGTGATGAAAACAATAAACAAAAATTTAAAATTAACAATAAAGAATGGTTTTCAGGAACAAGGAATCCTACAACACAAGCAATATTTGGTGTAAGCAATCCTATTCCTAATGCTACTTATTTTAGGTTGCCTTATGAGCTACTTCGTATATCACCTAGCTTAGATGATGACACAGTACCACCCGCAAGAGATACACTTGCTAAAAGAAGAAAAAACTTAGGTAAATGGCCTGCAAGAGCAGGGTTTATGAAAGTTGAAAATATTGGTCCTGCTAATGAAACCCAAGTCAGACTAGGGAATACAGACATACCTAAAGATGCAAAAATCTTTTACCAAATAATAGGTGGGCCAAATAACCCGAAAGGAGGAAGAGCTTATCAGCTTGATTGGAAAGAAAAAAGAGGAGATGATCCAGGCTATATGCAACATGGAATAGAAGATGTTAATGCAATAAGTCAAACAATGAGAGAAAAAGCTGATGATGATATTTCTTTTGGTGAACAATATATGCTTGGAACAGCTTTAGTTAGATGTACTTATGCTTCTGAAATACCTTGGGAAAATGGTACAAGTGATAGATCTTATGAGTTTACTGTTCTTGAAAAGGGGAAAATACAATGCACTCCAAATAATCACTTAGGAGATCATATTAATAATCCAGATTGGTATGATAATACTGGTAAATATTTTGAACTTTTTGGAAGAGATGATAAGTTTTTTTATGAACAGTATCAAAATGATTTAAACAACCCAACAACGACTTATACGCTTCAAAAGGCTGCTATTGGAACGGTTTCTGATAATAGAAATTGTGATATTACAGAAATAGGACTTAAATCTAAAGTATTTAAGCAGATTAATTTTGCTAATGTTAATAGTAAACCAACAGAACAAGCCTTAGATGATATTTACCTTGGAAAATCAAGTTTACAATTAGGTAATGTTAATAAGTATATTAAAAGATATAGTTTTTTCAAACTTCAAATAAGAAAAGCAGGTTTAAACCCTGTTCCTGATTGGCAATATATAGTACCTGACAATGATTCAGTCTCAGGGCATAGTGGGTTGTTTTGTGTAAGAGGTAGCAGTCCTGAATTTCAATATAATTACATAAGAATAGAACACCCCAAAGAACAGTATGAGTATAGATTTTTACCGTGGCCTGGAGCAGATGTAATAAAAACAATTGAAAGCAATACAAGTATTAAAGTTAGTCTTTTAAATTGTAATAATGCTATTGACGATACAAAATTAAAAAGTTTTAAAGATGAAATAGATGAAAACATTGTTATACATTTTGCAGGTAATTTAGAGTTGCTTTTAACTAGAGAAGATTTAAGTAATACAGAATGGAATTTAGGTAATTCAGATATAACTGATAGAGATGATCCTGCATACACTGGTTCTACATCAAGAATTTCGACAATAGGTGCTATAAAAAGTATCACACCTGATCAGTACAGTAGTAGTGATGATGCTAATGAATTGCAATGGGTAGGAGAAAGTCAAACTCAATGGACAAGATTTTATGGCCCTCAGTCAACAAGTGTTTATAGAGAAGGGAACTCAGGATCGTATAGCACTGTTAGTTACGGAGGAGATAATCATACCTTGATTTTAAGGTCAGGGCTTGTATTTAATTTGTATATAAATCCCGATCATGTCATAGAAAATGTAGAACAAAAAGATGGCCCTGCATGGGGAAATGTTGTTGTTGGTGCGTATAACGAACAGCCTGATTCATCTGTATTTGGTGGGGGAACAACTGTAACTGGAGTTGAATTTCATTACACCAATAAAGCCACTGGAAAAGGTGGTAAATATTATCCAATCATTGATCCTAGTATTTCTGGTTCAGGGCAAGATTCTAATGATCCAGGTTACGGACACCCAGGAGGAAATCCAAATTTATTTTATGTTCGGCGACAAGAAATTATTAATGTAGAAGCTGCACAATTTACAGACGAAGGAGGCACTCAATGGAAAGATCAAGTGGTTACGCTAAAAGATGAAGATGGAAATAATACAAACGCAAAAATAATTTTAAATATTTGGCATCAAGGAAACAAAAGTTATGCAAAGTGGTCTTATATAGCAAATTCAGGAAATGATTTTACAAATGGAGAAAGGTTAATTATTCCTGGTGTTCCTCTTGACCCTACTGAAAATGATCCAGGGAGTGATGAATACGCCATTAATGATATACAACTTACTGTAAATATTGAAAATTTTGACCGTGAATTTGTCGAAGGCATCGAACTAAATCCTTATGATGCTGCTGCTGATTATTGGATTTTTAATGGAGATCAATCAAGTCATTTAGACGGCCCAGAGCATGAGATTGTTTACTGTAATGAAATAGTAAAAGACACAAGTTCTACTTATAACGATTTAGCTTATGCAGCATTACAAATAGATAGCTCAAAAGAATGGACAAACTTTAGTCAGTTTTCTGCATACATTAAAAAGGGAATTAAGGTTGAACGATTGATTGGTGACGATGGTAATGATGCTGTTGCGAATACTAGTGGAGTAGATAGTGAAGGAAAGGGTCCAACACATTTATTTCCAGAAATTGCTTATGCGTTGTTAACAGATAGTACGTTAGGTGCGGGAGAAATTATTAATACAAGATCTGTAAATGATGTAGATATGAAAGAAGCCGCAAAATTTTGTAAAGCTAATAGATATTTTTGGGACGGTATGATTTCAAATAAAGTCAACTTAAGAGAATTTATTTTTGAACAGGCTACTTATTGTTTATTAGATTTTACAATTATTGGAGGTAAATTTAGTCTTAAGCCTTCTGTTCCTTATAAGGCAAAAGATGAAGTTGGGGAATATACAATTGATCTTAATCAAGTAATTAAAATTAAAGCATTGTTTACCGATGGAAATATTAATGAATTAAATGTGTCATATTTTGCTCCAGAAGATAGGCAAACATTCCAAGCAAATATTTTATATAGACTAGAAAAATTAAATGGTTTTACAGAAACGAAATCAGTTGTAGTTAAATTGAAAGGACGTGATAATGATCCTGTTGAAACTTTTGATTTAAGCGGTTTTTGTACCAGCGAAAAACATGCTAAAGATTTTGGAAAATATGTTATTAGTGCTAAAGAAAAGACAACGCATTTAATTACATTTAAAACGGCTCCTCACTATGTTGAAGAATTACAACCAGGAGATTATATAAGAGTATATTCAACAACTCAACATACAGATAGATTTAAAAATGGAGCAATTCTTGATGGAGGAAAAGTTGTAAGTAGAGATACAATTACAGGATCAAATGATATTTATTATTGGAACTCAAGTAAAACAGAGGTTGATTTTGCTGCGGGTGTTAACTTCAATAGCTCAAGTGCATTAGCGGCTTATGCTGGTTCGTTATTTACAATTCGGACAACAAATAAAACCAATCAATGTTATAAAGTTGAAAGTATTACTTTCGGAGATGATGGTTTAATTGAACTAGCAGCAACACATACACCATTGATCAGCATGAAGATAGATTCAAACGGAAATTATGTAGATGACAAGGATGGACAATATGGAAGATTAGCTATATTAGATGAGTGGGATACTGGAGTACGTTTTGATTACGTCACTACTAATTCTTAAAACATAATGGCAACAGGAGCACAACCTTTCCCAAAATTAACTCCTTCAGGAAGAAGTTATAAACCTGGAGAAGTTCCAATGTCTGATTTTGTTTCATTAGACGGAACCAAGACTTATTTACGCTATGGAAACAAAAGAACAGATGCACAACTTTCTCTGTCTTTTGCAAATTTAAATGATGAAGAAGCAGGATGGATATTAGATCATTATCGTATTGTTACTCAAAATTGGGATACCGCAGACGAAAAAACTAGGTGGGTTACTTTTTCTAATGACGGGATGTTAAAAGGTGTAAAAGGATCAACAGCAGTAGCGAAAGAGCCTGGATATTCAAGTAATCTTCGTTCTCATATAAGTCAAGGTAGTGGAGATGGAAGTCTTAAATGGAGATATTCTTCAGCACCAACTGTAACCAGCGTATTCCCAGGGATAAGTAATGTCAGTTGTTCTTTTGTTGCTTGTTTGGATGCTCCTAGCACGTAATTCATATACAATAAAAACAATATTTTGATTTTAGAGTCGTGGCAAAGTTTTACAGTGGAAAAGATGGATCGTTAAAAGTTGATGATGTTGAAATTGCTAAATTACAAAATTGGAGCTTTTCAATGTCAATGGCAGTCATTGAATCAACTTCAATGGGTGACACAGATAGAATTTTGCACAATGGCTTAAGAAGTTACTCAGGTAGTGCAAGGGCTTATTACTACACAGATGCAGCAGGAGGAAATTCTAAACTTAATAAAGTATTGACAGCAGCAATAAAAGAAAGTGAGGGAACAGCGTCAGGAGATGGTGCTAATGCAGAATCAGACGAAGTAACAATTGAATGTATTTTAAAAGATGGATCAAGTCCTAGATCACTTGTTTTTAAAGCTTGGATTACGTCTGTAGGAATGAGTAGTTCAGTTGGAGAAGTTTCTTCTGTTGATTTTAGTTGGGAAGCTAATGGTGCTCCAATCAGCTCTTCTACTCTTCTAGCTACCTAATTGTGGCAATTTATTTCGGTCAAAATGGTGATGTTGAACTTAAAAGAGAAAACTTAAATTCTCTTTTGCAATCAACATTAGATCCTTCTGATGTCAATACATCAAAGAAAAGATTTTCAGTTGATGGTGCGAAACGATCTATTATTACAGGAGATAGAATTGAAATAGCAACAGTTGACGGAAGTACTTTAGAACTTGTTAGTGGTCATTCTCATCCAGATGTAACTGCTTATGCTTATGTTGATCAGATGGGAGGAGTACGTTTATATGATACTTTTGGAGCGTCTATTACTGGTGAAGTTTCATCTGCTAAAGCACTAGTTACTCCAAGCTCTTCTAAGGCAATAACAATTCAAACAACTAATTCTAGATTTAGACATTTAGCGACAGTTAAAAATTTTGAACTTAGTACTAGTAGAGATCAAATAGATTTAACTTCATTAGGTAATCAGTTTAAGCAGCAATACGAAGCAGGATTAGTAAGTGGTCAAGGAACACTTGATTGTTTATGGGAACATTCCACTACTTTGGCTGACAATACAAATAGAACCGATCCAGAATTTTGTTTTTATTTGGCACAATTAGCTGTTCGTTTAGAGCAAGGAGCAGATTTTGCAGGACGTTTTTATCTTTACAAAGATCCAAATGTTAGTGCAAATACTGTTTGGTATGAAGCAAATTGTGTTGTAACTAATGTTGCAATAAATGTAGAAGCTTCTGCTGAAATCAATGCACGTATTGACTTTATTACTAATGGAGCAATCACATTAGCGACAGGAGCAGCACCTTCAGCCTTACTACAAGAGGATCAATATAAAATTCTTCAGGAAAGTGGAAGTCCTATATTGCTCGAACAGGATTAAGATGTGTTCATTGGTTTTATAAAGAGTCATGCCAGATCTTGAAATTAGTAATCTGCCTGCGATTGCAGAAGCGGCAGTTGCAAGTGCAGATGAATTAGCTTTAGCCGATGGGTCTGCCTCAGAGACAAAAAAAGTAACTGTTAAAGATTTAGTTGCTGCGGGTGTTGCGTTAATTGATGATGCTGATATACCTGCGGCAAAGGTTGCTGGTCCGTTTGCTGCTAACACAGTTGCAACAGCAACAATTCAGAATGATGCTGTTAATGCAGATAAGCTTGCAACTGATTCAGTAACGTCTGATGCTATTGCTGCCAATGCTGTAGGTGCTAGTGAGTTAGCAGATAACGCAGTTGATAGTGGTGCTATTGCGACAAACGCAGTTATAACAACGAAGATAACTGATCTAAATGTAACGTCAGATAAACTTGCTAGTAATTCAGTTACGACTGTTAAAATTCTTGATGGGAATGTAACTTATGCAAAATTAAATTTAAGTGATGGTGATATACCAGGAGCAAAACTAACATCTTCTAGTGTTACTTCTAGTCAATTAGCTACTAATTCCGTTACTGCTACTGAATTAGCAGATAATGCAGTTGACAATGGTGCGATTGCTAATTTAGCAGTTACTGGAGGGAAAATAGCTGCTACGACAATTACTGGTTCTAACCTTGTTAATAACACAATTACAGCAACACAGATTGCAGATAATACAATTACTGCGACCCAAATAGCAGCAAATGCTGTTGGTGCGTCAGAGCTAGCAGATGATGCTGTAGATACAGATGCAATTCTTGATGGTGCTGTTACAAGTGCAAAAATAGGTTCTGGGTCTATTGCGTATGCAAAATTATCTATAGCTGATGGAGATATTGCAGGGGCGAAAATAACTTCTAATTCATTAACTGCAACACAAATTGCAGCCAATGCTATAGGAGCAAGTGAACTAGCTGACAGTGCTGTTGATACAGCCGCTATTGCTAGTGGTGCGGTTACAAGTGCAGAAATAGCTACAGATACAATTGTTGCTGGCAATATTGCAGCAAATGCAATAACAGCAAGTGAACTTGCAAATAATGCTGTTACTTCTGACAAGATTTTAAATGGAGCTGTAACTGCTGCAAAGCTTTCTGGAACACTTGGTTCTGCTTCAATAGCTGATGATGCAATTATTACAGCAAAGATTGCAGATGATGCTGTTGATAGTACAAAACTTGCAGCAAACGCTGTTGATGCAGCAGCTTTAGCTGATAACGCTGTTGATTCTGGAGCGATAGCTACGAGTGCTGTAATTGAAGCAAAGATCGCTGCAAATGCTGTAACTGTTACCAAAATTGCTGATGGCACGATTACACCAGCAAAATTAAATACTTCTAATCTTGACCGTTCATTAAATGTAGCTAGTGGCAATCTTGGCATTAATAATGCTGTTTCAGGTGGAGCTGCTACACGTTCTGGAATTACATATAACGCAGAAGGATTAATTACTGGAACGGTAGATCTTGCAGCAGGTGATTTACCAAAAGCTACGACTTCCGCAGTTGGTGGTGTTTCTGTTGGTGCTGGTTTAAGTGTTACTGGTGCTGGTGCGTTATCTATTACTAATAGTGTTACTGCTAACACTGCTGGTGCAGTCAAGGTTACATATAACGCTCAAGGACAAATTACAGGTAGCTCTACTCTTGCTGCTGGAGACATACCTACGGCCACAACATCAGCAAAAGGTGGAGTTCAAATCACGTCTGGAGGTGGTTTAACAGTTGACGGATCAGGGAATTTAACAACTTCAAATAGTGGAGTAGGGGCAGGGATTTATCAGTCTGTGACTGTTAATGCAAAAGGTGTTGTAACAGCAGGTGCAGGACTAACAGAGAGTTTGATTCCTGCTTTATCTGCGGCAAAAATAACGAGTGGAACTATTGATGCTGCAAGGATTGGAACGGATTCTATTGATGGAACAAAACTATCAAATGCTTCTACAACAATATTTCAATCCATAGCACAGCAAGGTTATCCAACAGCACAATTTAGTGGACAACTTCTGTTCGATACGGTTTCAGAGGATGCGTTTATCTGGGACGGGACAGCTTGGCAAGCCATTACCACGTTGACAAAAGGAAGTCTTGTATTTGGTGGAACGTATAACGCTAGTACCTCGCAAATGGTTGCTGTTACTTCTGCGGGTGCTGCTGCTGGCCTAACTGCTGGTGCAAATCTTCCAAGCCCTAGTCAAACAACAGATGGTGTTTATGTTGTTATTTCTGTAGGAAATACTGCTGGCAACTATCCAAGTTCACCAGCACCACAACAAGATTTTTCACCTCCAGATTATATTCTTGGTGTTTCTTCAAGTAGCACTAATACTTGGCAAGAAATTGATTTATCGGCAACAGTCGCAGGACAGGTTGCTTCTAATATCACTTTCCAACAATTTGGAACGATCTCGGCCCAAAATGTTCAGGATGCAATTGAGGAATTAGATACTGAAAAACTTGCTAAAGCCAATGATACCGTAACTGGTACGTTTAGCATCGCTGGTCAAGCATATATAAAAAATACTGGAAGCCTTGTTTTTGAAGGGGCTACAGATGACGCATTTGAAACGACATTAACGGTTGCAGATCCAACGACCTCGGACAAAGTAATAACTCTGCCAAACATAACTGGAACAGTAATCACACATAACGATACTGGAACTGTTACATCAACAATGCTTGCTAATGGCACTATCCAAAACGTAGATATACACGCTGATGCTGCAATTGCGTTTACAAAATTAGCTGATCTAACTTCTGCTCAAATCCTTGTTGGTAATGGGTCAAACGAACCAACAGCAGTAGCAGTTACAGGAGACATAAGCATAAATAATGCTGGTTTAACTTCTATAGCTGCTGGAGTCATTGTTGATGCTGATATAAAAAGTGATGCTGATATTACTGGAACAAAGGTTTTACAAGGGACAACATCAGCTCGTGGAACGCTTCAATTAACAAATGCAGCAGATAGCACAAGTATAACTACGGCTGCTACTCCTGCTGCTGTAAAGATTGCAAAAGACGCTGCTGACGCTGCACAAACAACTGCTGATGCTGCTTTGCCTAAAGCTGGTGGAACACTTACAGACAATCTCTTAGTTGATAATGATAAAGAAGTTCGTTTCTTTGAAGCTGATAGCAATGGAACTAATTATGTAGGAATTAAAGGTGCAACTGATAAAGGTGATAACGGTAGTTACACATTATCTTTACCTGCGGCTCCTCCTAATACAGGTCAAGTACTCAAGGCTGGATCGACTGCTACAACTCTTGAGTGGGCTGTTGATAGTGCAACTGACGCAACAAAAATGCCTCTTGCTGGTGGCACGTTCACAGGAGACGTTACCTTCACAGGAGATAGTAGTAATGGGTTATGGGATAAGTCAGCGAGTGCCTTTGTTGCGAATTTAACTGGAAATGTAACGGGTAATGCTTCAGGAAGTGCTTCAACGGTTACGGGTGCTGCTCAATCTGCAATTACTTCTCTTGGAACGCTTACAGGTTTAACTGTTGATGGTGATCTCACTCTGACAGGTGCGGCAAATAATGTTGTATGGGATAAGTCAGATAACGCTCTTGAATTTGCTGATGATGCTAAAGCTATTTTTGGGAGTGATAGTGATTTAGAAATTTATCATTCAGGTACGGCGAGTTATATCCAAGATAACGGAACTGGTGATTTAATTATCAGAGCGTCTGATCAGTTAAAAATACAAGACACTGATAATGGTGAAAGTATGGCTATCTTTAACAAAGACGGAGCCGTAGAACTCTATTTCAATAACGTCAAAACTTTTGAAACAATTGGGGATGGAATAAGAGTACTTGGTTCTGAAAGTGGTTCTGCTTATGTGTATATGTATGCGGATCAAGGTGACGACAATGCTGATAAATGGCTTTTAAAAGCTAATGCTGATGGTAATTTTCAAATCCGTAACTATTCAACAGGATCTTGGGTTACTGGTTTAACTTTAGACGGCTCAAATAACGCCACGTTTGCTGGTGCTGTTAAATTCAGCACTAATACTGGGCTTGAGTGGGACGGGGGTACTGGTGATGGGTGGAAATTAGATGCTCATGACAATAAAGAGCTAAAATTCCAATCTGCAAATAGCACACAAATTCAATTAAAACTACTAACAAGTGATGCAACTGCTAGAGGATATATTTATGCAAACGATAGTAATGATATTGGTTTCTTAGATGAAAGCGGTAATTGGAGCCTTAGATGTGATGCTAGTCAAAATGTTTATGGTTATGGAACGGTATCAGACAGCAAAGGCAACCTGCGTTCTATACCTAAACTAGACAAAACATCTGCCTATACATTAATTGCTTCTGATGCTGGAAAAACTATTCTCATAACTACAGGTGGTGTTACCATCCCCAATGGTGTATTTTCTGCTGGTGATGCCGTAACCATTATAAATCGAAGTGGATCAGATCAAACAATAACTCAAGGTTCTGGCTTGACTCTTAACAACTCTGCTGATGCTACTTCAGGTAACAGAACTTTAGCTGGAAGAGGAATGACTACTGTATGGTTTGCTGCTTCTGATGAAGGCTACATTTCAGGTGCAGGGTTGTCATAAATGTACCTACTAACTAACACACACGGAGGTTATTAATTATGTCACCGATTCAGCAGTTATTTCTTGGGCAAGGGGCGGTTGCTACGAAGACCTACGTTGACGATCTATTCTCGACTTACCTCTGGAAAGGAACGGCAGCACAGAAAAC